AAGATCATTCCCGCCGTGACGCCGAGAGCGGCGAGTGTGCGGCTGTTATCGGCGGATGTCGCATTGGCCATGTAAATTTCCCCAAACTTCGCGAAGAAGCAGATATCCCGAACGGGCTTTCAAAAAGGCGGGCGTGATGGCGAAATTAAGTCGCCGATCTCGATGAATGTTACGGGATTCGTCTAATCCAGTCCTCTGCAACTGGCAAATGAAAGCCTGGTAAGAAACGGAGGCGGATGAGCAAGCTTTCGTGAGGACACCAGCCTCTACGCCACCCATCGAAGCCGCTATGAAAAAAGCATCTGGAGCAGGGAAAAATTGAGATGGGTAGGTAATGGTACCCCAAGCCGGGCCGCTGATTTTTAACGAAATCAGCGGCTTGCCGCTCTATTGGACCCCAAACCTATCTACACGAGTATTAGATTTTCTTTGAAAGTGTCCAATGGAATGCGGCTTTGAAACCTAGGCGCAAAAGAATATCTCTGCCGTCTAGCCATACACAACTCTTTCGCAATATATTCATCATCACAATTATATGGGGAAGTGGTGCGAGCTATGGTAAAGGGCAGTCAATCGACCAATGTTGCTGGGGAGGATAGTCCAAAAACTTGCTTCGTTATGATGCCGATCTCGGATGCAGAGGGTTATCCAGTCGGCCATTTTGCCGAAGTTTTTTCTGAGTTAATCAAGCCAGCGGTTTCGGAAGCGGGCTACGAATGTGTGCTTGCGACTTCGACGGGTTCTGCGCACATGATCCAGCTCGAAGTAGTAACGAAAATCGCTACGGCACCTCTCTGCATTTGCGATCTGTCCACAAATAATCCGAATGTCCTTTTCGAGTACGGCCTACGACAGGCATTCGACCTCCCGACCGTTCTCATTAAAGACGACAAAACCCGCCGCATCTTTGATCTCTCTGGATTTAGAGATATCGAGTATGATCACACCCTTCGGATTGCGAATATTCTCGCTGCACGGAAGAATATAGTGAAAGCAATCCACGACACGGTTGATGGTGCAGACGACGGGCAGCAGGTATTCTCGCTTGTGAAGTTAATGAATCTTACAAAGGCAGCCTTGCCGCAGGGCGATGTAGATCCCAAGGACGCTCGCTTTCAACTTCTAGAGCGGAAATTGGATGGCCTTGCTGATATTGTTCGAATGGCCGCAACGAAGGGTCCTTACGGGACTGTCTCGTTTCCGATCAGCCCCGACGACTACACAAATGACGCAGCCTTTAGGTACAAAGATTTCCAAGTTTCTTTGAGAGGCGGATCAATTCTCGTTCAATCAGGTGGCAATCTGTATCTCTTTTCGGATGCCGAGGGGCTTCTTGAACACGATGCCGTAAAAGCTCTTCCGCCAATGATCTCAGCGAAAATGCTGGAAAAATTGAGCGAGAGGGCGCCCCATCTTTTCTCGGGTCGGTGATGGTCGACTGCCGTAGATTCCGATTCCAAAGGTCGCGGATTCGAATCCTGCCGGGCGCGCCACATTATTCAAGGCTTTTCGCCATCGTCTCTACTTTTTAAAACTGCTACAGGAAGCATATAGGAAGCGCTGTCCTTGTGGAATGGAGGAGGACAATGGAAACTGCCTTGACCGTAGTCGGCGGTCTTCTATCTTTGGCGGGGGGAATCTTAGGTTACCCCTTGGCCGAAATGATTGATGATTTCCAAGAATGGTCGATCAAAAACGACCTAGCGACTGCGCGAAAGATGATCGACCGATACGAGTCGAAGCTTGTGAAGGCGACCAACGATGAAACATTCACAGACAACTATTATTTGACTGGCAGTCTGTACGGCCTCTTCGCCGCTCAGCGGATCACCGCTTCGGCCTACAATACTTTGCACCAAGCGAACCGCCGAACGCATGGACTACCGGATTACTCCTTAGAACGGCACGAAGGCGTAATAGATTGGGATCGGACGCAAGCAAGTTACAAAGAGATTAGGGCGGCCATTGCCTATAAACGGGCAAACTACGAAACCAGAAACACCAAACCATTATCGCTCGTTCTTGTGGTCGTCGGATCACTGTTGGCGATCGTCGGCGCACTTGCGAAGTAACGTGGGAGGCCTCCTGCCCGGCGCCCCCCCTCGTTTCAGACGTTTTGCTAGTATTCTGGCAAAAATCACTTTTGTGGAGTTGGAAGAATGCCGACCGCGATAAGGCGGATTACATCCCCAGTGGCGTCTCGCACGCAGTAGGTTTGGAGGTAAACCAGATCGCGTTTCATCATGTCGATTAATCGCTGCCTCATCTCACCGAGAAGATGGTAGGGTATGTGAAAACTTACCGTTTTACCGTCAAACTTGAACTTACCCCACCCATTTTGCTTGTTGAACTGCTCGATATCCCCCAACAGGGGTGTGATTTCATCGTCCACTTTCGCCGTTTCGATTTCTGATGCCATTTTCTGGTTGAGATATAGCAGTGGACGATCCAATCCGTCTACTGAAGACTGGATTTCCAGCGTGTCTGCGCTTCTTCGTAGGGCAACAGCCATCTGACTAAAGTGTGGAGCAGCAGCGGCAATCAATTTGCGCCGCTGTAGCACCGAGATTTTTTTTATTGCATCGACTGTTCTGGCTAGTCTCCGTTCTCTAAGGATTTCGGCGACCCGCCGCTTAACGACATCCTGAAGTTCGTCAGGGACCTCATGCAAATACGATAAATCGTTTGCTATTAATTCAGCCAAATTATCGACGAATGGGATCAAGGATGCATCAGCGTCCGGAGCGCCGATGAGAGGATCATCAATACTGCTTTCATCGATTTTGCCGATAAGTTGATCGCTGACGTACGCCAGCAAATCGGTGAGTGTCATGTCAACAAAAACGCCTTTCTTAGGCTTTTCTGCCTTGTCTTCGATGTTGACGTTGAAAGAACCCTCCGCATGCGTGACCAGCAATATGTCGAGATTGTTCTTGCGGGTAACTTTCTGGCTGACCTTTCCAGCGTTACGAAATTGTCCCAGCTTCACCATAAGCCGAGATGCTGCATATTGAAATCGCGCCGCCTCATAGAAGTTCATGCGGTGCTTTTCAGCTAGCGAACCTTCGAAATGAAATCTTATTAACTCTGCCACCAATTCCCCCAGAGATCTTAATTGCACTCGCGACTATTGAAGTTGCATGCATTAGTTGTATTACTTTCCTACTTAACGCAACGTTGATAAGGTTACAGGGGCGCGAAGGTCGGTGGCAGACATTACAATTGGGGCGATAGGGGCTGCAATAATCGCGGGTCTTATTTCCATCCTGAGCTTAGTGCTGGGAAAAGAACAAAAAATTTCTGAGTTTCGCCAAGCTTGGATTGATGAGCTTCGAAAAGCACTGGTCAGCTATATATCAAGTATCAATGCTGTTGCTGACGAGGTCCGCACGCAGCTTGATAAAGAAGAAACCGATTACTCGACCTTGTTACCACTTTACAAACCGCTCAATGATGCAGCTACGAACATCAAGCTTCGCGTCAACGATGAGGAAGAACCCGCCAAAGCTCTGCTTGCATCAATGGAAGAATTTGAAAAACTAGCATCCCGAAATTCGGATTTGACGCCCGACAACATAAAAAGGGTAGAAAAGACCTTTTTCGAGGCTTCCAACACCTTGCTCAAGTGTGAATGGAAAAGGGTCAAGCGGGGAGAGAAAACGTTCATCGTAACAAAGTGGTCTCTGATAGGGATGGTGCTGTTTCTTGGTGTCGCCTCCGGCCTAGGTTGGTTCAAAACTACCCAAGACCCCGCGCCTAAAAATCCCATGCTCCATTTTTTGGACCTTTAATTACCCAAGCGTATCGCCTGGGAGGATAAGGCCGGGGCAAAAAGGAAACAGCTTGGGAAGCTCAATCGCTCACATATATTTCAGTGACTTACATGTAAAACTCTTATTTCTGCATCAGAAAATCGCGAATGTTCTCAAGCGAGCTGTGAAAATTCACCAGCACAAAAACAAACAGCTTTGCCGAACAGGCAGCTACGTGACGATTGACCTTTGCGGGGAGACTGTGGTTGAACTGCTAACCAAACCGCAACTTATAAATGCCACAGGAGAATCGTCATGGCGGATGTTTTTCACGACGGAATTGACGCACTAAAAGAGAAGATCGCGGCAAGTGGCATTCGCGGAGAATGGTTTGAAGAAACGGGTGGTAAGCAAGTATTCCGTTCTAAGGACCGGGGAATTCTGAACTACTGGCCCTCTAAGGGAACGATTCAGTTTCAGGGCAAGCAGGAAGCCCAAACAGCTTTGCGCGATGTAATCGATGGGCGAGCGCCCGCAGTAGCCGTGAAATCAGTCTCGGCACCAAAAGACTCTAAAACAAAGATTTTTATCGTACATGGACATGACACTCATGCACTAGAGCAGCTCGAGCTAATCCTTCGGCGTCTCGGACTTGACCCATTTATCTTGCAAAACAACGACGGTGGCGGAAACACGATAATTGAGGCGCTCGAGCAGCAGATATACAAAGAGGCGACATTCGGAATTGTTCTAATGACTCCCGATGATTTCGGTTTTGCCAAAGCAAAAGGGAGCGATGGGACGCAGCCCCGTGCACGTCAAAACGTCATACTAGAGATGGGGATGGTGCTGGCATCCTTGGGCCGTGAGCGCATGGCAATATTAAAGAAAGGCGCCTTAGAGCATCCAAGCGATGTCGATGGCGTCTTAAGGCTTGATTTTAACGATCACGTTAAAGAAGTCGCCGTCCGCCTAGCCACCCGCATGAAAAACGCTGGCATCCAGATCGACGATGCCCTCATTGCCAGTTGCGGAGCGTGATACGACAAAGTTCGTCATCAAAATCAGTTGCGCTTTGGTTTGACATTAGCGCGAATCCGATCATCGAGCGTATGGATGGCCCGTGCCAGCTAGATTTTTATATAATTCAACGACGATTATAAACGAGAGCCGTTCGCACGAAACCGTCTGGAGGCGATTGAGCCAGTTCCAAGATATAGATCGCTCGACTGACCGCCTGATGAATCAACGCCCTGAAATACCTTCAACCCAGCGCGGGAATGTCAGGAAACAAATCCAAGAAATGGCGTTCTCAATCGCACAAGCTAAAGAGTTTTTCAGGTCGGCGGAGATTTGCGGCCCAAGTACGCGGGCTTTGCAGGCCTATTACGGTCTTACGGCTCTGGCCAATGTCTTGATTCTTTGGGATGGGACTGGAGATGATAGTTTTGGGAGGCGCGACGGTCGTTTCAATTCTCACGGACTCGAATTGAAAATCGGGAACGAAGTCCTCGAATTTGGTGCAGAAGCCAAGCGCCACAGAGACGGCACCTTGAACGGATTGTTTGGATTGTGGCGCAGTTACGCAACCCATATCCCGCATTATGCGGAACGTCATTTTCAATTTGGGTCTGAAAGCGGAACGTCTCGCCACGAGCCCGTGTCTTCCGTGACAATGCTCTCAGAGCTACCCTTCCCATCGACCCCTTTAACGCTGCTGGAGGCGATGCTCCATCTTCCTGATCTCCAACAGAGCCTTCAGTCATTTGGAAAAAATCCGAAACTTGTGCGAGGGCGAATGGAAAGTCTTGGCATATTTGACGATACGAACTCTCTTACGAATGCGACTCTGATTTACACGCTGCATCCATCACCCAGCGCTGCCAGAATGGCTGTGATGGACAAGTTTCTGTTCAAGCCCGTGATGTACGAAGATATTATCATACAAGCGCCACCTAACGGCGCTGTAATAACAGTAAATACGATGCGGGCGATGCAAGACTGGTCTTCCCCTGAAGCATTCAGTGGAAGCACCAAGCAACTGTACCTCGTCGGGGATGGCGATTACCTAAGCGAGTTCGGATTCTATTATATCTCTTTGTACATAGCCGGGATGATTGCAAGATATCATCCCAACAAATGGATTAAAGAGACGAGTACAAATTCAATTTCAACAGCCTTGATCGATGAACTAGTGGATTCTAGCATCAAACGAGTTCCGCTCCTATTGCTAAGCGCACTTGAAAGGTCAGTATTTATATACGAGTAGGATAATTCGACGATCTTTGTTCCACTGGATATTGACGAAAGTGCCGTAAAATCCGCAAAATGTAAAAGCCGCCCAGCGAGCTGGACGGCTTTTACATTAGTGGGTTATCTGCCGATCAAACCATTTGTGGAAAAGCGCTTCGACACCACGCGGCCCGAGGTAGGCCAGAAGCGCAATCAGTCCGGTCGATGCAGGTTGCCCAAGATCGGCGTAAGCGGCTGCACTTTCGCCGATGACCGCCATGCCGAGCGCCACCGGCAGTTCCCAAAAAAGTTCGATACCGAAGAATTTGCGCCGACCTTTGCGGGCTTCGTTGCCATGCCACATAAAACGGCCAAGCAGAGAGGCGATGATGGTGGTGAAGGCACCACCAACCCACGCATTCATCAGTTCGATGAATGAGGTGTATTTTTCCGGCATGTCAGCGCCCCCTTCCATGGCGGGCGCATTCGTCCCGGTTCCAGACATCGCCGCCGCAAAGGCCCGCAACCGTCCTGTCAATTTTCCGTTGATCTTCCTGCGTTGCGCCCCGCGCGCCGATCAGGTCAGTTCCGACCACCCGGCGCAGGCCGGATACATCGCCCGGCCCCGAAATCCCACACCCCGCCAGCGCAATCGTCAAAACGATGACGAGCGCTGTCCGCCCGATCCCCAGCCGCATTATTTTGCCTTTCAGTTTTGATTACCGCGCGATGCGTCGCATTGCGGTCGATGATGAGAATGCCAGTGGCGATGAGAGACACCGCCACAAGCCCAAGCAAAACGTAAACTCCGGTTCTTGCCATCACACCGCGACCTCGCGACCAAGCAAGCTGTTGATCCGCCGGGAAAGAACGTCGCGTTTCCGATAGGCGATGATGCCGAGAACGACCGCCGCGACAACAAGCGCGATCCATCCCCAGGGTAAACCGAGCGACCATGCGGCAAAGCCGGAACCAAACAGCGAGCCTGCGCCGCCCTGCACCGCTTCTTTTGTGGCCACCGCGTCACGACGCAACTGCGACAAGGTGGCGGGACCAATGATGCCATCGGCAACAAGGTGCGGGTGCGCAGACTGATACGCCTTAACTGCGGCAGCAGTCTTTTCCCCCATCCAGCCGTCGATAGCGCCGGGATTAAAGCCTTTCGCCGAGAGGATAGCCTGCGCTTCCTTAACCACCGGATCGGGCTGCGTCGGTGCGGTCTCTTGGGCGGAGCGCGGCACGCCTTCACCGATGCCAGTGTAGATACCCTTTTCGAACAAAAGGGCTTCTTCCTTGCGCCTGCGAACGAGGCCGGGCAGCTTCTTGCCCCCAGCCGTATTGTAGTGGGTGGCGAGATAGTCCGCCGCCTGCTTTTGCTGTCCGGCGCGCCAAAATTTCGCCCACTGCCAATCCATGGCGCCAGTGCCGAGATTGAATATCGCGGACACCGCCGCATCCATTTCGTGCTGCTTGCGCGCATCCGGCGACTTGGCGACCACCGCAGGCTCGAATTCATCCCGAAGCACCGCCGCGAAGATGGCTTCCGATTGGCTGGACGTGAGTTTCGTTTTACCCGGCACCAATTTTGTAATGCCCATCTTTTCCAGTTCACGCCGAACAGACCGGCTCCGCATCGTGAAGCCCCGCCCGATGGTGGGGATGCGGACCGGATCAAGATAGCAGGTAAGGGGGTTTCCTTCATGAGCGTCCATAAAGGCGCGCCCACGCGGTGACGTTGTCACAACGGACATGGATATCTCCTAGAGATTTTGGGGAAGAGTGGTAGGGCCGCGCCCTAGTTTTCGTCCGTCCGTCCGAAGCGGCGCGGCGTCAGGAATGAGGAAGGCGTGGCCGGGGTTCCGGGCGCACTGTTGGGCGCAACCTTGCCGGTTGTTTTGGAGGCGTCCGGGGTGGCGTTGGAGCCGCCTCTTTCCGTGTCGGCCGATTTTTCTGTTGCGGATTTGCCATCGTAGAGCCTGCCCGAAACCGCCACTTCAAGAGCGCCGGTTTTCGTGTAGGACGTTTTAGCCGTCTTGATGATGTAAGGCGCGCCGTCAACGCCGGGCCGGACATTGGCAAACAGCAGAGGCAAGCCTGCATCAATGCCCGCATCGCCGATCACGGTGACAGACACCGAGCCTTCGCCGCGCTGCAATTCCTTGGCCTTGGCCTGCGCCGCCTTATCGGCTTCGGCGGGCGATGCATAGGGTTCCGGCAAACGATAAACGCTATCGCCGTCCGCATCCGCATCCGCGTCGATTTCCACGCGCTCCGCCTTATCGGAATCCTGATAGTACGCCACGACCTTGCTGTATTTCGTGCGGTCGTTGATTTCGACTTTCAGGCTTCCGACCTTGATTTTCTCAGGCGTCAGGATGATGGAGCCGAGCGGCGCGCCGGATGCAGACAACCCGGAACCAAGCCGGGTGAAAATAAGCCGTTTTTGCTTGACGGCGAAGAGGCCGTTATGCCGCTCTGCCAACCGCCGCAAGAAATTGATGTTGCTTTCGTCCTGTTGCGCCAGCCAGTCATATTCAAAGTCCGCAAGGTCATCATCAACGGCAGGGGTTAACCCGCTTTCGCTGGCGATCTGAGACAGGATATCGCCGAGTTTCGATTTATCCCATGACCTTTCCTGCCGCTCTTTCAGCTTTCCGCTGCGAAGGTCCGCAGCCTTGCCCGAGATCGACATTTTATAGGGCAGGCAATCGACATTGACTTTATCCGCGGTGAAGACGCCCTTCGGCACGAGATCGTCACCGAAACCCATCTTGACCGAAATGATGGCCCCCTTACGCGGGATCGCCAGAAAGTTCGGCGGGCCGTCATTCAGTTCAATATCCACCGTGTCGGATTTCATGCCCTCTTCGTCAGTGACGGTGAGGGAAAGCAAACGCTCATAGAAATGGCCTGCCACCGGCACGCCGTCGATACTAACTTCCACGCGCGGTTTCATAGTCAGTCCCAAAGGCTGGTTAACGGCTTGGCCGTGCTGGTGGAAGGAATGTCCGGCATGGTAATTTTTGTGCCGAGCGGAAGGACAGGCCCGAGCGCGGCAAGGCCGGGGTTAGCATCAATCACAGCTTCGACCACCTTGGCCGTGCGCCCATAAAAAGCGAGGCAGGCGAGGTCAACCGTCTCGCCTTGCCGTGTTGTGTAGATTGTCGCCATGTGGTCACCGGAAAAGTTCGGACAGGAAGGATGCAGCCCGATCCACCAGACCGCCCGCACTTGGCAACGTGCCAGAACCGGAGCGTTTGAGCGTGATAGAATAGGCGTTGCGCCCGGCCTCGCCCCGGCGGTTAATGTAGCTGCGATCCTCTTCGACGCTTTGGACCGTAAACATGCCTTGAATGACCCCCTGCGCGGCGTCGCCGGTCACAAGCATCATTTCGGTTCCAGCCATCGACGCAGCAATAATGCCGTCAAGCTGCGATTGCCCGCCGAACTCTTCGGGGAAAAGCACCCCGGAGATTGTCACTTCGTCGGATGTGGGGCCGGTCCATTGCTGCTGGTTGAGGGTTTGCCCAACAGGCATATCCACCCAAGGCGTGTTCACCTTGCGTTTGACGCCCTGATAGCCAAAACCCAATCCCTCGAAGGCAAAACCCCCGAGCATCATTGACGTTACGCCGGTCATTCTAATCTCTCTTTTTAAAGATGACTCGACAACGCCCAGGCCATCTGTTTTTCATTGCGCGGAGCAGGGGGGCAAAATGAGCGAAAACGAACTTCTCGTTATATTCATTTTAACAGCAGCAATCGGCGGTGCGTGGGGCGCTCGTCGCTCTGGTTCAGACGGATGGCGCGGTGCAGTTGTCATTGCGGTCTCGGCACTGATTACAATCGCGATATTTTTCGTACTTGGAATAGATAACGCCCTGCTCTCAATATTAGTAAATATCGCTCTAGCGGGCGTGATTGGCGGCGCGCTCAAAATGGCACCCCGCCAAATTGCGGTAACATTCATGGGAGGGCTTATCCTCTCATTCGTTGCGGGGGGGCTCATTAGTCTCGTAAGCGCAGAGCATTTGCCGCCAAGTTTGACTAAAAGCTAATCGCTAAAAGTGCCTTCCAGCTTCGAAAGCTCACCTTCCAATTCCCTTACAGCCTGCGATGCCGCCGCCTTCGGGTCTGCCACGCCGGTTATAGTTATCGGCGCATGGATGGTTACATTTGGCCTTTGAGGATTCACCACCCGAACGTCTTGCGTTCCAGCAGGTTTTATCATCTCAGACATAGATGAGGCGTCGATACGCACCGTTCGAACGCCGAGATCATCAGCAGTTTTTCCGGGCAAAACATCGGTAGACCCACCCCCTATACCATTAGCACGCGCCTGCACGGCGTTGTCCATGGCCATCTGTGAGTAAACCGAAGCTGGCGCGGGGCGGTTATCTGATTGCGTCCATGATCTAGGACTGCCCACATTTTTTTCTAACCAATCGTTGTACCCGTCCCACCGTTTTTTGTTCCTCTCCATAAAATCCCGCATCTCGTCTGGCCCATCGGGCAGCGAGCTAAGCAGAAACGCGGAGTTGAACAGATTTAGCAGTCCGCCAGACCAAGGAGCCGGTGTGGAGTTTTTCCGTGGGTTAGAATTAGTTCCGTTTCCGGCTCCGCGTGCGCCCCCAGCACCTCCGCCAGAGCGCCCATCCACAATGTCGGCGATTCCTTTTACCGCTTTTAAAGCCCCGAGTAAGGTGCTTGCGCCGGACAGCACGAACAGCGCTGCCGCCAGCTTCCGAATGGTGCCAGCCAACATGGAGATACCCATGCCCCACGCAAAAAGCTGGAAGCCGTAACCGGACATTTCCGCAAAAAACTTGGCGATTGGGTTGTCCTTTATCGCATCGTTCAATTCGCGGATGGAAGCGCCCCATTCCTTTGCCCGCATGAAGATTGCTCCAATGCGGTCGGCGGCATTCGGATCGACAGGACCAAGCAACAGGTCACCAAGATCGTTCATGAATTCCTTCATGCCGCCCGTATAGCCGAAGCCCTGCGCAAATCCCTTCGTGAAATTTGTGATCTGGTCGAAGATCGTCACGCGGTTGCCGAGCGTGTCCAGCACCTCGCCGATGCCCTGCGCGCCCTCGCGGATGGTTGGCAACATGCTGTCACCGATTTCCGAAAAGACATTGGAAATCTTGTTTCCAAGCAGGTCCAGAACGTTTTGCGTGGTGCTGGCGCGCTGAATGTACTCATTGAATGCCGAGCCTGCGTATTTCGTGCGGTCGGCCACGCTGTCCAACGCTTGATCCAAAAGCTTAATGTTGCCGACCAGCGGCATGAAGGCGCGCGCTTCGTCGCCGAAGAATTCGGACAGCAACGACACCTGCTTATCTTTTGGTGCTTTCGCAATTGCCGTCAGCACCTTGCGCATGGTGCCCTTCGCGTCTTTCTGCATATCCTTGGCGATGGATGGCAGATGAAGCCCGAGCGCCTTGGCGGCGTCCCGCTGCGACTTCTTGGCAAACTCGCCTTTCGTCAATGCGCGGATGACATTCAACATGGCGGTGCCCGCCGTGCTGGCATCCGAACCGGCGGAGATCATGGCGCTACCCATGGCCGCAAGTTCTTCTTTCGCGAAGCCGCCCATTTCACCGAAGGAGCCGACCCGCAACATAAACTCGGTCACGTCCTTTGCCTTGGACGCCATGTTGTTCGACAGGTGGTTGATGGCGTCGGCCATGTCACCGGTTTCAGCGACCGTCAAACCAAGCTGCGTTTTCAGCTTGGCAAGGCTTTCGCCTGCCTCACCTGCGCCGAGATCGAAGGCGATGCCAACGCGTGCGGCCATTTCCGCGAAGCTTTGCAGGTCTTCGGTCGCGATACCGCTTTCACCTGCGGCGGCGAACAGTGCGGCAATGTCATTTGCGGCGAGCGGGATTTCACCAGACATGCGCCGGATGCTGCGGCGCATGTTTTCAAACTGTTCGTCATTGGCTTCGACCACCTTTTTCACGTCCGCAAATGCTGACTCGAAACTGATGGCTGCGCCCGCCGTCGCTTCCAGACCGCGCGTGACACCAAAGTATCCAGCGCCGAGCGCGACAGCCTGCCCGATCAGTCCACGCATCGGCGCAAGAGAAGAGGCGGCTTGTGCGCGCAGGCCATCTAACCCACGCCCGATATGTCGCGCCGTGGCCGTCGCATCATCGATCAGCGAAATGCGGAGACTGCTTTGCTGGACACCCATGGTCATTCTCTCATGATTTTTCGTAACTCGGTGGCCTTGTGGAAATATGCCAGGAGTTTTCGGGCGGGCCACCGCTCAATCACGTCGAGCGGTGTGTGTGCGGTGTTGGCGACGTAGACGGCGATCAGCCGCCAGTCGTGGTCTTTTGGTCGTTTCCCATGAGCGGCTTCGTCTTGGTGATGATCGCCTTGAAATCGCTGCCCTTGATTTTCTTGAAGGCGGGCAATGGCACATCGGAAATGAGGGCCAGCAGCGTGACCATTCTGGCAAGGTCGGATGTAGTCTCGTCCGCCACAAGCAAATCACCGACATCCGGTTCGCGGAAGGTCAGGTCGGTATAGGTCTTGCCGTCATGCTCGACCGGCTTGGCGAGCGTTGCAGAAATTTCGTCCATGGTTTCACCTGAAAAAATGGCCCGCAGATCGCGGGCCGGATTGGAAGGATTGGGAGAGAGTGGGCGCGCCAGCCGTTACAGCAGCAACGCGTTGCGGATATCGCCGAACTGCGAGACGCCACCGACCTTGAAATCAAAATCGTCCATCTCGTAGATTTGCTCGCCGTCGATTTCGAGCTTGTAATAGTTCACGTCGACTCCGTAGTCGTTTTCGGAAAGCTCGCCTGCCTTCCACGTCCCGGCATCCGGCTTATAGACCCTGCCGCGAATGGTCATCACGGCGCTATGCGTGGTGCCATCTTCGTCCACCAGCGCCCCGGTGATCATGAAGGGCGTTTCCTCGCCGATCTTGATGCCGTGCAGCTTCAAAATCTGCGGGTCCACGCCCGGCATCTTGAAGCTGAATTCCAGCGCGTTGTAACCGAGATGCACCTTGCGGGCCTTGATCATCCCGGCATTGCGGACATCCTCGCGGACGGCCTCGGGAACCGGCGGCGTGATATCGCCGATCTGCCCGAGCTTGCTTTGACGGTCCGCCCACAACATGCAGTTCCGCAGGATGTAGGCGGGGAGAGTTTTTTGCGCCATGTGAATGCTCCTTACGCGGCGACCGAGAGCGCGCCGATTTCGATTGCCCCGTTCACCTCGTCAATCAGCAACTGATAGCGGACGATGTTGCGGTGGGTGGTGATGTGGATTTGCTCCATGAGGCCAACCGGCTCGAATTCGACCCCGAGCAGGGTCTTGCCGTTGACCATCAAGGTCGGGTCGTTCTGGTCGGACAGCCAGACGCTACCGCCGAGAATGTCTTCGTTCTTCGCGAAGACACGCATTGCGGCGTTGCCGTCTTCGATGAGCATCTTGAAGTTGCCCTTCGTGGTCTTGCGATCCACGTAGAGGAAGTAGAGGTCTTCAAGGGACTCATTGATCATGTCGGCGGTGGCGCGAACGCTGTCGAACTGCCACAGCGGATCATCAATCGCGAGACGGCTACCCCACGTCCTGAAACCGCCGCGCTCATTGATGATCGTGGCGACCTGATTTTCGTTCAGGTAGTTGCTGTCATCAGGATAGGAGATCGTCCGCGCCACGCCGTCGATGGTGCGAATGATCTTGTTCGACACCGACCCGGAGAAGCCTTCCGCCGATGCTACGACACGGGCGCGGACGCCAGCGAAGACAGCGGCAACAGGCTTCGTCACCGGCACGCCGTTCACGTTCTTGATCACCTTCGGATCAATGATGAGGATGCGACCGCCGTTAACCGTCTGGCGGAAGCGCACGGCTTCGGCGTCGGTCGTGTTCGGACCCGAGATATAGGCGCGCGCGCGGATTTTCGGGGTGACGGCATTGAGCGCCGAAACAAAGGGGTTCGCAACGTCGCCGACATTCGCGGTAGCAGTCGGCAGCACCTTGCCAGCATCGGCCCCGCCGCCCGTGAAGGTCAGAACGGGCGCTTGCGACATTTTCTTGCCGGGCGCAACGACCTTGACCGAAACAACCTTGTCGGCATCTGCCCCGGTTCCCATTACGGCTTCCAGCGTCGGCAGAACCTTTCCGGGATCATTGCCGCCGCCCGTCGCGGTCACGACCGGCGCTTCGGTCAGGTTGTCACCCTGCGAAGTCAGCGCCACAGAAACCACGCCGTCCTCGATCCACGCGCCGGTATCTCCGGCGGTGATGATGACACGCGGCTGGTAGCCGGTCAGGGCCTTAGCGCGAAGGGCGGAATAGATGCCAGTCCGGGCCACAGGATCGCCGATGAGGTTATTTTGCAGCGTAGCCGGGTCGGCGCTGTCTGGGACACGGTTGACGATGCACCAAGAGCCGCCCTCATCGAAAATGGTGGTAAGGTCTTGCAGCAGCGTTCCCGCCGCGCCGAGCGCAGTTGCCGCCGTCAACGAACGAACGATGGTCGGATAATCGAGAGGAAAGGCGGCAGGGTCCGCGTCCGGCGCGATGCCGTTGACGAAGGTAATGCCGCTGCGGGTCACGCGTGCGATTGCCGGGGTGTCGGCGCTTTCGACAAGCTTGACGCCGTGATGATAGGACAAGTCAACCATTCGGCTGGTCTCCGTTGAAGTTCCAAATTTTGAAGGAAGGGTTCCGGCTAAACCCGGAATTGCGTATGCGCTCCGCCTTACGGCGAAGTGTGATTTTGAATTTCAGGATGAAATTGCCGTTAAGCGATTTCCGCTTGCCGCCACATCGCGTCAACCTGCTGCTCAGTCAGATTGAGCGCGCTGGCAATCAACATTAGCGTTGGATGGGTACGCTCAAATTCAGTGGCGTCAGCCCATTCGATCTGAGCCTCTTCCTTTTCCAACCCATCGGGCATCGCGGCGATAGCTGTCTCTACAGCGGCAAGGGAAATCCCGTTTCGAACGAGCGTAAGCCGCAACTGTCGGCGAGTGATGGGGGTGAATACGGGAGGCTCGGGCGGAGCCGCTACCAGCGCGCCTCCCTGATAGAGCTGCCCCTCTGCGATATCGCCCGCATCGGCGTCAATGCCAAGGACGATCTTGTCATTTGGCACCATGCGGGATGGGTCCTGCTCGACGTTGGTAACCTTGAAAGTCACCGGATCGACCATCGCCCATGCGCCATAGATGGCGGTCAGGAAGTTACCCTGCTCGTCCCACGTTGTGAGGCCGCGCCGCAGGTCGTACCAGTCTTGGCCGTCGTCATTGGCAAAGAACTGGATGCCGGTCGTACTGGTGAGCTTGAAGTGTCCGAAGTTAACGATTTCCATGTGATTACCTCAAGCGTTATGCGCCGTGATCCAGCCGCGCACCGGATCGAACAGTTGGAAATAGCGGTAGCAGAAGTGCTTCATCCAGTTGTTGCTTTCGATATAAAAGCCGGTCACCGCGCTCCCTGCCGGAGCTTCCCGCCACACATTGTAACTTAGATTGAATTCACCACGGGACACCCATCGGGTGTTCAGGTTTGCCACGCGGTCATTCGCAACCGCCCAAGCGCGGGAATCGGCGTGGGCGGCGGCGCGGTCCTCGATGCGGTTGTTCAAGTCGCCAAACTGTGACGTCCATACAGCCCCGTCAAAGTTGACCGAGAAGCGTCTGCCGCCGCCCGAGTTGTCCCAAACGTGGAAGCCGCCTTCTTCACGAACCTGCAACGTCCAGTCCCTAATGCCGGGATACAGCAAGCGCACAGACGGATAGGCCTTGTTGATGGTGATATCCCCCGT